AGAAAAACCCCCTGTTTCCATAATAGATTCAGGGGGTTACAGTTGCGCGGCTGGAGGGATTTGAACCCCCGGCCGACGGATTCGTAGGGCTTCATCTTGGGACCGGATTCTTGTTTCCTTTCGATACGTTAGTCCGCATGGCCAAAACTGCTTTGACAATGGTTTGACAAGACGGCAGCTTGCCAATCTCGCGGATCAGGTCGGCATCAGTGACGCGCACGTACCGCTCCTGCACCGACCGCGCAAACGCCAAGTCGCGGCCGTGGCCCATTAAAACCTTACGGTAAATCTCATCGACGCCGGCGCGGAGTAGTTCATTATGGAAAGCGGCGCGAAGATCGTGAATACGGAAATATCCGCCATCGCGTTGGGCGGCGCGAAACCCATTCGAGATGCCGAAGATTTTGCGGCCGTGATACGTCAGTACCGGCCCCTTGCCGCTCTCTGGACGCTCGCCGAGGGCCGCCCACAAGCCTTCACGAATCGGCACGCGGCCGACCCTCTTGCGCGAAGCTGCCTGTTCCTGGGTCGGATAGATGATGCCGTCGTTCGTGATTTGCGCCCAATCCAAACCGATGATTGCGGCGCGCCGCAGTCCGGTGAAACGGGCGATCAAGAACAGACGACGGACGTGCTCGGATCGGCCGGCGCAGACGCGCAGCAAGTCATTGTCGGAAATTTCGCGCTCGATGACCGATGGTTCCGGCAACGCCTTCAAGTACAGACAAGGATTGTGCGGCGGGTTGAGCCGTCCGGTACGAATTCCGAAGGTGTAGATCGCGGACAGCAGGGCCATTTCACGATTTACCGTCGCCGGCGCGATCAGACGGCCGTGTGTCCCTGTTTCCTTCGCGCGTTTGGCCTGATAGCGCACGGCCGCGTCAAGTTGCACGGCCCTGGCCGGAACTGCGCCAAAAAACTTTTTCAATTTTTCGGCACGCCAAACGTCGTCCGAGTAACTTTTCTTGGTCAACTTGGAATGTTTTAGGTATTCGTCGGCGAGCGCGTGGAACGTGAGCGCGCCGCCCGCGGCAACGCCAAGCAAAACCTCATCCTGCATTTCGGAAATCAGCTTGCGCTCGCGCGCTTCCGTCCATTTTCTGTTTCGATAGACGACTTCGCGCAGTCGTCGCGTGTGGCCGTCGCGCGTGATCGAAACGTCAATCTGCCAGCCGTGCCGACCATCGGGGGATTTGTACGGACGAATCGGCACCGTTCACTCCATTCAGGCGGGGAATGGTAGAAGCCGCTCCCCGTCTGTTATTTTTTCGTGAAGTTGGTCCAGCGACCAACGATCTTAATAAGTCGTGCGCCTTTCGGAACATGACGCAACTCACCTCCGTCAATAGGATGAATCAGGCTTTTTCCTTTAAGCAGGAAACCGACAACGGCAAAGTCATCATCGACGCAAAGCACCAGATCGCCGACTTTGGCGTTGTCAGATGGAACACAAGTGTATTCGTTTTCCCCCTCAGTGTAGACGAATGGCATATTCGGAACCCCCCCCGCCCTGATGGCATGTGCATCCACCTTCGCTGTTTTGTCGTTTCGACGGGGAGCGACTTCACCGATTAACGCAAACGGTTCGAGGTTCAGTTTTTTCTCGACTACGGCAAGAGCTTCATGCGAGCAGCCGGCAGGACCGGCAAGAAACCAATCGGCCGGTATGCCCGTACAGGCGGCGATTTTGGGGACATGACGCGCAGATGGGGCCGTGTCGTCACGATACCACGCATAGATTGTCGAGGCGGCCATGCCAGATTCACGCGCAAATTTGGCAACGCGGCCGTGGCCCCCGCCATACAGCGCCGTAATTGCTTGGTCGATTCTGGCTAAAATCTCATTCATAATCAAATACTTATTGAATAATGAAGAAAGCCGTAAAATTCTTGTTGACTAAATTAGAGATTTCCATAATTATAAACCCCATGAAAACCCGCAAATCAGTCAAAACCAGCAAAACCAGCAACCGAGCGACGCTACCATGACCAGTGAACTTTTGTCCACCGGCGAAGTCGCAAGCCTTTTCGGCGTGTCGATTCCCACGATTCACAACTGGATCGCCGCCGGCCACCTGACGCCGGCGCACACGACCCCAGGCCGGCAACTCCGCTTCGATCGCTTGACGGTTATTGCCTTTCTTCATCGTCAATCTCGTCAACAAGGCGCGGCGGGTCGAGATTCCGCAATCGCAATCGAAGCGCCAGCCGACCCGACCCCGGCCCCGCCAGCATCGCCACCAGACGATCAAACGGAAGTTGAGGCCGCAGCAAATGCGTAAACCCCTCGGCGGCATCGGCAATCTTGAGCCGCGCTTTCTCTCGGTCGATGGCGCGGTCATTTACAGCGGTCTGCCCCGTACTCAAATCCTCGACCTCGTGGCGCAGGGCGTTCTCACGCACAAACGCAACGCCGCGCCCGACCCTCACTATTTCACTCGCGGCGGCAAGGGCCGGAAGGCTGGCGCAATCCTGATCTGCAAACAAAGCCTCGACGGCTTTCTTGATTCGCTTCCGGCGTATGGCGGCGCGACCGCTGCGGGTGGTTCTCATGCTTGACTTACATCACGAAACGCCGCGCCGGCCAATTATTACTTTTTCCGAAAGTGATAATCGGTCCTGGGAACTGCTCGCCGAGCTAATCGGGTCGGTTCGCGGAAAAAGCGCGACGTTCGCCCGCGCGATGAAAATTTCGGTTTCCCTCGTCCACAAATGGATCGAGCCGCCCGCGTCGGCGGAATCCCCCTACGGTTCGGGCGCGATCAACCCGCTTGATCGTATCGCGCAAATTTGCGCGGTGCTGACCAGCGACGGCCAACAAGAGCGCGCCGTCGAAACGGTGCGGTGGCTGGCGGCGCGCGTCGGTTGTCGCGTCGAGCGAATCCGGCCGGCGTCGGGCGAAATCGAAACGGTAATCCTCGAAACCCTCACGCTCGCCGCGAACAGCGGCGACGTGGTTTCCGCGGTGCGCGCGGCCCTGGCCGAGCAGCGGATTGACGCGAGGGCGGCGCGGGCGATCTTCGCGCGCCTTGACGCACTACACGAAGAAACCGAGGCGGTGCGGCGCTGCATCGAACTGCACGTCGCGGACAGCAGCGCCGGCCGGAAAACGAGGCGCGCCAATGGATGACCGGGAACTCGTGAAAGAAATCATTTTCGGCGCGCTCTTTTTCGGCGCGATCTGCGCGGGCGTGATTGCGGTGTTTTCACTATGACAACCCCGCGCTGTCCCGATCATCATTACACGACCCTAAACACGCTGGTCGCGGTCCTGGCGTTGTCCGTTGCCGTTGTCGGCGGGTGCGCGCAAATCCTCAATCATTACAAAAGCCCTCCACAATTCAGCGCGCCCGCCGTCATCGTCAACGCCTCGCCCTCCCCCTCGTGCGCGGCCCCGACCTACTACGTCGAACGGCCGGCGACCATCCACGACCCGACCACGCTCAAAGCCATCGCCGACTACAAAAAGACGGCGGCGTACAAGCGCGGCCGGGCCGAACTTGAAGGACAACTATTTTTTGCCCTGCGTCCCATCGGGGGCCGGTGCAAATCCGCCGCTGAGAAATTCCAAGGCGCGAGCGCCGCGTACTACGTTTTTGCGTATTGCGGCGGGCGGGGCAACTCTCTAACACCCAGGACCGGAAAGGAGATACCGTGGAAAAAATCTTGACCAGTTATTCTATGTGGCGAGTTTTCGCCAACTGCCGCAAAAAGGCGTACTGGCGCTATATTCGCAACCTCGTGCCAATCACGCGCGACAAGAATCTCGACTTCGGCACGGTCATCCATTCCGCGCTCGACCTTTGGCACGGCGGCGTCGGCATTGCCGCGGTGCGCAGTTTCCTGCGTGCGGAGTACGGGCGCGCCGTTGCCGGGCGAAATCCCCTCGACTACGCGAAAGCCCTGGCAATGGTTGACGGCTACGCGCGGCGTTATCCCGAAGGGTCCGAGCCGTTCAAGGTGGTCGCTCTTGAGCGCGTTTTCCGCGGCGACATTCACAACCCCGCGACGGGCGCGTGCAGCCGCAAACTCGACCTCGGCGGCAAGGTGGACGGCCTCGTGCAGACCCAGGACGGCCGTTATTGGCTGCTGGAACACAAGACGGCGACGAACCCCGATGGCTCTTACCTCGAAAACCTCTGGACGGATTTTCAGATCACGCTCTACAGCTATTATGTGCAAAAGCTGTTCGGCGTGAACCTGTCCGGCGTGCTTTACAACATTCTCGCCAAGAACAAGTTGCAGCAGCGCGCGGGCGAAACCGAAGCCGAATACCAAATCCGTTACGCGGACCTCTGCTCGAAAAACAAGAGCGGCAAATCGACGGCAACGCGCAACATGCCCGAAACCGACGACGAGTTTGCCGCTCGGCTGGCGACGTGGCACGGCGACTCCGGCGCGTATATCCGGCAGGAAATTCTCATTTCGCAAGATCGGTTCACTCTCGTCGCCGGCGAACTTTGGGAACTGACGCAGACCTTCCTCGATTGTCGCCGCCGCGGCGCGTGGTTCCAAAACCCCGGCCAATGCTTCGGGAAATTCGGCCAAAAATGCGAATACTTCGCGCTCTGCTCGTCGGGCGACAGCCCCGTTGTGATGGGAAACCAGTATTGCCACCAAGACCCGCACGAAGAATTGCGCGAATCGCTCGGAATCGCGGAAAACAACCCGTTCCTGAATGACGCGGCGGGCGCGGTGGTCGATCTCGCAGACGACGCCCTTTTCGCTGACGAACTCGCCGCCCTCGACGGCGCAATCCCCAACAATGGCGGCGGCGACACGGCCGCGGCCCTCACGTTCTAACGAACAAACGAAGGACGAAAAAACCATGACGCAAACACCCGAAACGGCAATCCCGAACCCGCCAGCGGGCGGCAATGGCGCGCCGGGGCCGGCAGCGCCCCCGGCGAAAGCGTCGTTCACGCTCCCCACGGCCAAGACCGCGCCGAAAAGCGCCTTCGCGGACCTAACGACGTTCGTGTACGGCCCCCCGAAAATCGGCAAAAGCACCCTCGCGTCGCAGTTCCCCGGCGCGCTGTTCCTGGCGACCGAGGCGGGGCTGAACCACCTGGAAACGTATCAAATCCCCATTAGTTCTTGGGACGACTTCATCCGTGCGTGCGCGTTGATCCTCCAAGGAAAACACGAATTCCGCACGATCGTCATTGACACAGCCGACAACCTCTATCGCTACTGCACGGACCAAATATGCAAGAAGCACGGCGTCGAAACCGTGGGCGACATTGCCGGGTTCGGCAAGGGCTTCGCGCTCTTGAACAACGAATTTCATCGCGTTCTGACCAAGCTGACGCAGTTGCCGTATGGCCTCGTGCTGATCTCGCACAGCAAGCAGATCGAACTCGAAGATCGCGGCGGCAAATACAATAAGACGGTCCCGACCCTGCCGGAAGGGGCGCGCAAGACGGTTCTCGGCATGGCTGACGTGATTCTCTACTGCACGCAGACGACGGGGCGCAACGAGGCCAACGAGCCGGTCGAGCAGCGCGTCATCATCACCAAACCCTCGCGGTTGTGGGAAGCGGGCGACCGGACGGGGCGGTTGCCCGAAGTGATGCCTCTCGATTTCCAAGCGTTCAAAGCGGCATGGCTCGCCTCGGCCGCGAAAAAACAATAACGAACAGACGAAGAAAGGCTAAACGAACATGACGGAAGCAAACGCAGACATCGACATCACGGCCGAACTCGCCAACATGGACGACGATTTCGACCAGCAAGAAGTGAGCGACAACCCGAACGACACGGTGCCCGACGGCCCCTATCAGGTGCGTGTCGTGAAAGCGGAACTCGGCCGCACGCAAGAGCGGAACGTGCCGATCCTCAAATGGCAGCTTCGCGTGTTGAGCGGCCCGCACGCGAAACGGCTGATTTTCCGCCACAACCTCATCGAGAGCAAAGAAAACGTGAAGTGGCTGAAACAGGACTTGCACACCGCGGGGTTGGACCTGACGAAGCTGCACGAGTTGGCGGACCGCATCAATGAATTGTTCGGCGTGACGCTGGACGTGAAAGTCACGACGAAAGGCCAATTCACGAACGTCTTTCTGCTGCGCCGCATCGTCGTCGCGGACGCCCCCGAAGACGGTTTCGGGTTCGGCCACAACGCCGCGGCCGGCGCGGGAAGCCCCCCACCGACCAACGACGCCCTCGACGCCGTGTTCTAGGCGCGGTCCCTCACGGTGCGCCCTGCGGCGGCGGGGCGCGCCGCGGGCGACCGACCACCACAACACGACCACCGAGGAAAATATGACACAACAAGCAGGACAAGAATGCGACGGCGAACCTTTCACTTTTATCTGCGACACGCGCGAGCGCCAGCCTTACGGATTCTCCGCGCGCACAACCTTGAAAGCCCTTGACGCGGGCGATTACTCGGTTGTCGGCCACGAGGCCGAAATCGCGGTCGAGCGCAAAAGCCTCGACGACTTCGTGAACACGGTGATCCGCGCCCGCGCGCGATTCCACGACGAACTAAAAAAACTCGCGCGTTACCGCTTCGCGTGCATCGTCGTCGAAGCCAGTTTTCAGGACATTTTGAGCGAGGGCTACACCAGCGGCGCCACCGGCTTTTCCGTCGCCCAGGCGGCAATGTCGATCATCGTCGATTGGCATGTGCCGATCTTCTTTTGCGGAGATCGCCAGGGCGCGCGGGAATTTACCACCATGTTTTTGCAGCGCGCCGTTCAAGCCATCCGGGGCAAAAACAACCAATGACCAGACGCGCCGCCAAGCCAACCAAGCCCTTGCACGAGCAAACGTCGATCACCGGGACGGTCGAGCGCATTTATTTCTCGTCGCCCACGTTCTCGGCCGGCGTGCTGCGCGACGACGACACCGGCGCGACCCTCAAGTTTTCGGGCAAATTCGCGGCGGCGGAAAACGACGCGCTCGTGTTGACCGGCGAATGGACGACCCATGAAAAATACGGGCGGCAATTTACCGCGACCCTCGCAACACGCAACACGGCCCTGTCGGGCGCGGGCCTCGCGGCCTATCTCGAAAAGTCGCCGGCGTTCAAAGGCATCGGGCCGGTCAAGAGCAAAATAATCGCCCTGCGCTACGGCGCGCAATTCGCGGAAATCATCGTTGCCGACCCGGCGCGCGTGGCGCGCGAGTGCAAAATCCCGATCCCCGTCGCGTTCGCCCTGTCGGCCGAATGGAAAAAGCATCACGCGGTCAATGCCCTGGCGACACAGCTTGCCGCCTACGAACTCACGAACCATCAGATCGAAACGCTGATTGCCAAGTACGGCGATGCGGCGCCGGTCATCCTGCGCGAAAACCCCTATCAGATGTTGGGCGACCTCTACGGGTTCGGGTTCAAGCGCCTCGACGAGATCGCCCGCAAAGCCGGCGTGAGTAAAACGTTCGTGCCGCGACTTCGCGCGGGCCTCTCCCACGTCGTCATCGAGCAGACCGACGCCGGCCATACCTGGGTTGAAAGCGACGAGCTGGTAAATCTGGCGAACGCCCTGCTCATTCTCGACACGCTGGACAGCCGCAAGATCATCGAGGGCGTGCTTGACGACATGATTCTCGACGAAAGCCTCGCCGTCGAATCCCACGACGGGCGTTTCCTCGTGGCCGTGCCGCTTTTCCGGCAGCAAGAGCGCGACATTGCGGACTGGCTGCGCCGCGGCTACGACGAAAACCCCCACGCGCTGCGGATGATGGGCGTGTGCAACGCGATTCGTTCGGGCGCGATCGAGCCGACCCTGAACGAACGGCAACGCGAAGCCCTCACCGAGATTGTCGCCAACAAAATTACTTTCATCACTGGCGGCGCGGGCAGCGGCAAGACGTACACGATTGCCGCGGCGGTTCGTGTTTTTGAGGAAAACGGGCGCTCGGTCATCATGTGCGCGCCGACCGGCAAAGCGGCAAAGCGCATGACGGAACTGACAGACCACGACGCCCAAACCATTCACCGGCTGCTCGGTTGGGACGCCTTCAAGTTTCAGCGCGGCCTCGATGAGCATATCCCCGCCGACGTTCTCATTGTCGATGAAACCTCGATGGTTGACATTTCGCTTGCGTGGAACTTGTTGCGCCGGGTGAACTTCGCGCGCACGTCGGTCGTGTTCGTCGGCGATTACAACCAGCTTCCGCCAATCGGCCCGGGCAACCTCTTGCGCGACGCGGTTGAAACGCGCCTCGCGCCGGTCGTCATCCTCACCGACGTTGTGCGGCAAGCGGGAGAACTCAAACGCAATAGCGTCGATATTCTCGCCGGCAGAGTCGCAAAGACCAGCGCGGCCACCCTGCCCGACTCGCCGGTCAAGCCGTGGTACGTCATCGACCACCTTGTTGACCCCGCCCAAGTCGAAAGCGCCCTCGTCGAATTGCTCTCGACCATCCTGCCGATCAAACTCGGCCTCGACGTGTGGCGCGACGTGCAGATTTTGACGCCCAAGCGCCAGGGGCCGCTCTCGGTTACGGACCTCAATATCGCGCTGCAACGCCTCTACCAGCAGACAAAGCACGGCGTCATCACCGAAGCCCCCGCGAAAAATCGCCGCCCTGCCTTCCTGGTCGGCGACAAGGTTATTCAGCGGCGCAACGACTACGGCCGCGACGTGATGAACGGCACGCTCGGCGTCGTCGTCGAGAAAGACGCGGCCGGCAACCTCACGGTCGCCTTTGACGGCGTGCCTGAACCTGTTTTTCTCGACAAGACGACCGACGCGCTTCGCAACCTCGATCTGGCGTATGCGCTCACGATTCACCAGACACAAGGTTCTGAATTCCCCTTCGCCGTCGTCATCGTTCACAAGTCGCACAGCTTCATGCACCACAGAAATCTGCTCTACACCGCGGTAACTCGTGCGCGTAAGTCGGTCATCGTCCTGGGCGACCGATGGGGAATCGAAAACTGCGCGAGGAAACGCGGCTCTGATCTTCGGAACACCTGGCTTGCCCTCGAAAGGCCCGCGTCGAAATACGAAAAAATCGCAAAAGGCGGCACGGCCAGCGTGTCGGCCGCGCTCGGCCTTTAAGGGAACCGATTGAACAGGGCGCAACTACTCCAAACCTTTTTCTTCTCGCGCCGCGACACGGTGGCGGCGCTGAAAACGTGGACCGACCGGCAAACGAAGCTGCGCAAGTCGCACCCTCAGCCGATTGACACGACGCAACCCGGCGCGCTCGAAAATCTGCTCGCCTATCACGTCGGCGGCCCCGCCAGCACGTCGTTCCCGCCGCCGATCAAATACACTACGCGCGCCAAACCACGCGAGCACAGGGCCGCAGCGGTCGTCGTGCGCGAAGCTGACGAACACTTGCGCATCGGCTCGTTTCTCGTCGCCGAGGACGGCACGACGGTCCTGCTCTGCATCGACTTCGACGGCGGCGGCGCGAGCGCGGGGCATTCGGCCAGTACGACGCTCACAAACCCCACGGCCGCGGTCGTCGCGGCTTGGTATCGCGCTGAGGATATGGGCCTGACCGCATACCTCGAAAAATCAGGCGGCGGCGCGGGCTGGCACCTTTGGATTTTCTTTTCGACGCCGATTGCCGCGGCCGACGCGCGCAAAATCGGCCTCGCCATCGTCGCGGGCCTCGACGCCGAACTGCAAAACGGCGAACGCGCGGACGCGCGCTCAAATCGTGGCCTTGAAGTTTTCCCCAAGCAGGACCGCATCAAGGCGGGCGGCTATGGCAACATGGTTTGGTTGCCTTTCTGGCATCACGCCGCGAAACCGGACGGCAACACGTTTTTCCACGTCGTCGGCGCGGAACTCGCGCCATACGAACCCGAAGAATTCAATTTCTGCGACACATCGCCCGATGAAGTCGCGCGGTTGCTCGCGCTCGCGCCAGCGGAAACCGACGCGCCGGCCGACCTTTTCGACCATTACGACGCGACTGACGCGGACGGCGAGCGCGCCCTGATTTCGTCGGCCCTGGCCGCGCTCGACCCCGATATGGGTTATCACGACTGGCTCGCGGTCGGCATGGCGATACATTCGTTTGACATTGGCAGCGCCGGCCTCGAACTCTGGTCGGCATGGTCGGCGCGCGGCGCGAAGTGCAAACCGGGCGAAACGGCTGAAAAATGGGCGGGCTTCTCATCGGCCGGCAGCGTGCATCTTGGTTCGCTGTTCGCAATGGCGAAACGCGCGGGCTGGTCGGCCCCCACGAACGCGCCCCAAATGAGCGACGACGAACTGGCGGCTTTCCTCGACGTAC